GTTATTCAAAATGTAGTAGGCACTACTTATACTCCCGAGCCTATCCCAGCTAACAAGCTCTTACTACTCACTCTAAATAAAACGGGTTCAAACTTTGAAGGGGTAGGCATGCTTAGGCCTGTTTGGTGGTGGTGGCGTACTAAGCAGCGGGCTAGTAACTTAATGTGCATCGGCTTAGATCGCTGGGCTGTACCTACTCCTAAGGTGGTAGTAGATCGCTCGCAAGCTGAGGCGATGGGCCTTACTGATGCTGATATTAATGCGATGGTAGAAGATGCTGAGGCTCAAGCTAGAGCCTTTTTATCTACTGAGCAAAGCTATCTTGTAGAAACCGCTGCTGTAAAATTTGAGAGCTATGCTGAAACACCTAATTTATACGCTAGCGGGCCCCTTGATATTATTACTAAATGTGATAGTCAAATAGCCTCAGCTTTCTTAACTCAGTTTGCTGATCTTGGTAATACTGAAACGGGAGCGAGATCAGTAGGTGAGATACATTTAAGCGTATTTAGAAGGGCTGCTATTAATCTTTGTGATATAGTAGCCGCTCAAATAAGCGGGCCTGATAGGCGGGGCGGTGGTACTATCGGTAGGCTTGTCAGGTGGAACTATGGATTTGTAGATCCTAGCAAATTGCCTAAACTAGTACATACTGGCTTAGATACTGATGATCTAGCTGAGAGCATAGGTATGCTACCTCAGTTAGTTACTGCGGGCATCTTAACCCCCGATGATGAACTAGAGCGAGCGATTAGAGAGCGGCTAGGGGCGGGCGATTTACCCGAGGAGGCATCTAGATCAGCTATCGAGCGTACAGCCTCTGCTAAAGGCGGTTTATCTGCATTTGCTGAGCGACTAATAAAGGCTAAGCAAAATGGCTAAAAAGATTAAAGTAAAACTAGCTATACCTGATAAGTATAGCCATATAGATTTTAAGCCTCCTAAAGGTGCTCAGAGGGCTGCTAAACGTGCTCTAGCTGTAAGAGCAACTAAGCCGCCATCTAAAAGAGGCATGACCTCAGTAGGCATAGCAAGGGCTAGAGATCTCGCAAATGGTAAAACTCTTAGCCCCGATACAGTAAGAAGGATGCTAGCTTACTTTACCCGCCATGAGGTAGATAAGCAGGGTTCTACTTGGGATGAGCAGGGCAAGGGGTGGCAAGCATGGCAGGGATGGGGCGGCGATGCGGGCTATACTTGGGCTAGAAAGTTGGTTAATCAAATGAACAGAGCAGATAATAAAACTACATCACTTAGAGCTTATGGCGAGGCGATACAGTTAGCTGAGCCTTTACCCGCCTATGAGATCCCCGATGGTCTTACAATAGGCAGGCCTTTTAAAACCCTTGCACTAGGGCAGGTGAGCTCTAGATTAAATGGATCGGCTATTGGATCTGAGATAGATCATGATATGCTGTCTGAGATGCTAAGAGTATTTAAAAAGAGGCAATATGCTGATCCTGTTATTATAGATTGGCAGCATGCTACTAGCCCATTTAGCGGGGGCACTCCCGCCCCTCCCGAAAGTGGAAATGCTTTAGGCTTGATAGTAGATTTAGAGCTTAGAGATGATGGCCTTTACTGCACCCCCGCTTATAATGAGCGAGGGCTAGAGGTTGTTAAAAATGCGGGCGGTGTCTTGTGGAGCTCTCCCGAGTTTATTGCGGGCGAGGTCTACACTAGAGATGGGGGCGATCCCATCGGCACTGCCCAGCTATTAGCTATAACTTTAACCCCCCGCCCTGCTCAGTCTAATGATAAGATTGATAGGGTACTTTTAAATGAGAGGATAGATATGATTGAAAATATCGACTCTATGCCTTTAGAAGATCTTAGAGCTATGCTTATCGCTAAAGATGAGATGGTGAAAGAGCTAGAGGATACGATTAAAGAGATGCAAGCAGATGCTCAATCTAAAATGATCTCTGATGATAAAGTTGAGATCGAGCTAGATACTGAGAAGTCAGATGATGAAGCTGAGCAGATGACAGAAAAAGAAGACGAGAAAAAGAGCTATACTATGAGTGAGCAATTAACTGAGAGCACTCTATTAAGTGAGGTTCAATCTCTGAGAGAGCAGAATGTTAAACTATCTGAGCGCCTAGAAGCTATCGAGGCTGAAAAGCGAGCGGTAGAGATGAAGAGTGCTGTAAGTGCTTTGCTTTCAGATGGTAGAATTACACCCGCTGAGGAGGGCGTAGCTAATAAAGCATGGCAGCTTAAAGAGCTACAACCTGAGTTTTGGCAGATGTTTACTGAGCGCCCATCTAACTCAGCTATCCCTCTCGCTCAAGTAGGGCATGGGGCGAGCGGTGCAGAGATTAGCAAAGCTACTCTTGATCTTGAAGTTAAAAAACTAGCGGCTGAGAAGTCTCTTACTTACTCAGAGGCCCTAACTCAATTTAGAACTAATAACCCCGATTATTATAATCAAGCCTTTGGAGGTTAACATATTATGTCAAACATTATTGTAAGTTTTGTAGCTGCTGAGGCTATTACTGAATTTGCTCTAGTATCAGTAAATGCAGATGGTAAGATTGTTATTACTGATGCTTCTACTGATAATAGCTGTGTAGGTATTGCTCAGCGAGCTTGTGCAAGTGGTGACTCAGTAGAGGTACTTGTAAGCGGCCTATCTCGAGCTATTGCGGGCGGTACTATCTCGCCTGAGACTATGGCTCTACTTATGGCTACTACAGGCGGTAAGCTAATCGCTTATGATGCTGCTATCGATAACTACTCTGTAGCTAGAGCGATCCCTAACATTAATCAAACTGGTGCAGTAAGTGGCGATCAATTACAAGTAATCTTTAATGGCCCTAGCAATCTTACAGCAGTAACCCCATAAGGAGCTAAATAATGGCAAGTTCATACTCAAATTTACATCCTGTAGATCAGATCTTAACTGGTCTAGTAGCTGAGGCAGTGCCTAGCGATAATCAGCTCATTGCTGATAAAGTACTCGAGACTATCAAGATCCCTGAGCGTAGCGGTACTCTATTGCTAGAAGAGACTCGTAATTTTATGGGAGCGGGTGCAGGTCTAGATCTTGAAAGAGCAGCGGGGGCATCTCGCGCAATGATTGGCGGCTTTGATCGCTCATCTCAAACTTTCATGGCTAAGATCTACTCAGCATCTGATAATATTGCTATGGAGGATATTTTTGATTCTCAATACCCTGGCTCAGAAGAGGCTCGCATCGCTCGCAAAGTGGCCCGAGTACTTAAGCTAGCTAGAGAAAAGCGAGCGGCTGATCTTCTCTTTAATGAGACTGCCTCTACTTTTAATACATCTGCTGCCTCTGCTGCTTTTAGTGCTTCTACTGCTGAGCCTTTAAGCGAGCTATTTGATCTAAAAGATACCGTTTTTGCGGCTGCTCATGGTATCAACCCTGATACTCTTATTTTAGGTAGAGCTTGCTTTAGAGCACTTGCTAAAAATGCTGAGGTTAGAGGTTTTGTGGGCACTCTAGCTAATGGTGTAGCTAGTGGTAATCAGATCCTAAATGATGAGGCGGTGCTACAAGTATTAAGAGATGTTTTAGGCATCCCTAATATTTATGTGGGGCAAGCTCTGCAGGATACAGCCATTGCAGGCCAAACTAGTTCTGAAAGTGCAATTTGGAGCGGTACTAAAGTCTTTATGGGTATCTTAAGAGGTGCTGATGCAGTAGTACAAAAATCAGGTACTGTAAAGGGCATGCCAGTGGCTGCATTGAATTTACAGTACTCTGATCTCGTAGCTGGTCAATATGACTCTTTAGACAAGACTCGCCGCTATGTATGGGGTGAGGAGGTTAACTCTTTCCATGCTGTAGATGGTACTTTAGGCCATGTTTTGACAGGCTGCTAAGATCATGCTTTGTTCTCAGTGTGCTACTCTTACTCTATTAAATGAGGGCGGTGATGCTGATGAGATCGCTATTAAAGATCTCACTCAGCAGGCTAAAGACGCTAGCGGGGAGATGGCTACACTGATTAGGGCGAGGCGAGATCAACTTAGAGCTGAGGTACAAGCTGAGCGAGCTGTAGAGCGGGCTTTTAAAAAAGCTCAAACTGAGCTTATCAGCACAATAAAAAAAGCAGTAGAGAGCTTAGGCCCTCAAGCTGTATTAAATGCTAATGACGATCAACTTTTAGAGTTATTATTAGCGAGCGGTTTAGATGAGACTGTAGATACATTTATAACTCATCAGCAAACTATTAGAGATGCAGTAGATAAGACGCTACAAGCATCTAATTTAGATTTATCAATAGTAGGTGCTCAAGTAGATACTTTGGGAGCTCAAAACATTATTGATATATTTGAAGGCTTAATCTTAAGCTCTGTAAAACAGAGCATGAGAACTAGCTTAACTGATCTACTAGTTAACGTGCCCTTAAATACTGTTATGAGCAATATGCAAAAAAGCATGAAAAAAGCTGAGGGTAGGCAGTTAACAGAGATTAAAACCAAACTAAGTCAATATGGGCGATCTATTACAGCCCTCGCAGCAGAGGCCGCAGATATAGATAACTTCTTATATACTGGGCCTAACGATGGTATTACTAGGCCTTTTTGTGATGCTCTAGTTAATAAAGTAGTTACCTCTCAGCAGATGAGGCGGCTAGATAACGGGCAGGGGCTTAGTGTAATTACAAGCGGGGGCGGTTACAACTGTAGGCATAGCTGGTCTCCTGTAACTCAAGGCTTTATAAAAGCTGCTAATCTTAATCTAGCTAGTTCTAGCGATATTAACAAAGCTAACCAATAGGAGACAAAATGAGAAAAGCTATAACAAATAAAAACTATCGCTTTATATGGTCTCCTCAGCTCCCCATCTCAGGCACTGCTACACTGAGCATAGATACAGCTACAGCAGTAAGCGAGAGTCTTACTCGCTTTGCATCTGATCTGACTGTTACTGCTATTGCTAGTGATAGGCGTACTCTAACTCTAAGCTCAGCTCCCGCCTCTTATTATCGAGAGCAGCAGGCGGGCTTTATTGTGACTGAGCATGATACTTATTATGCTGTAAGAGTAGTAAGGCTAGGCGGCACTACTGCTATATTAGCTGAGCCCCTACCCCGAGAGATTGATCTAAGCGATAATGCTACCCTTCATCTACCTACTAGCTATGTAGATATAGATAGCTCAGTTATGGCTACAAGTGGTTTTTATACATGGCGAGTAGATTATACTCAATTAAACATGAGCCAAGCAGAGCAAGAAAAAGGACTACTTAAGATCACCCCCCGCCCCTTTGATACTGGGCTAGATCATAATCAGCTTGTAAGTACTTTCGCTCAATTAGCTGATATGATCCCTCGCCGCCAGAGTGATTATCAACCTCAGATAAAGGCTAGCTTAAATGAGCTAATACTAGAGGTAAGGGCTCACTTGCAATCTGATGAGATAACAGAAGATGAGGTATTTAATCCTGAGAGTTTTTTACTTTCTCACTCTTATTGTGCGGCTGCTCTTATTTATGAGCTTAATCAGCAGTTAGATATAGCTTCTGCTATGCGGGAGCGATGCGCTGAGCTGATGGCTAAAGCTCTACAGAGTATAGCCCTTGATCTAGATGGAGATGGGGTAATAGATGCGGGCGAGACTGATTTACAGAGATCAGGCGGCTCAGAGCATGACTTTAGAGCATCTTGGCGAGCTTATTCTAAAACCGCTAACGATAGCTTTTTTAATCCCGCTCGAGGCATGAGGCACTAATTATGCCAGCTAAAGTCAATATCAAAATACCTCGCACTTTGTGGACTGCTAAAGATAGCTTAAGATTAGCTCAGAATACTCTAGCGGCTATTAAACTGAGAACATCAAGAGGCATAGATGCTAACGGGGCTAAGTTTAAGAAGTATTCTATTAAGCCCATTTATGTAGCTAAAAAGGGTGCTAGATTAGCTCCCAAGGGCGGGCGGTTATCTCGAACTAAAAAGAGTGTTTTTTATCAAGGGGGCTATAAGCAGTATAAGCATGATAGCCGCAAAAGAGGTAAAAAAGCTAAGAGTGCTGAGGTTGATCTAGTGTTAAGCGGGCAGCTTATGAATAACCTAATAGTTAAAGAGGCTACAGCTACTAGCTTTACTATCGGGCTAACTAAAAATGTGGCAAATTATGGCTACCATGTTAATGCAGATAGAGAGTACTTAGGCTTGACTAAAAAGGATGTAGATACTTTAGTTAAAGCTGTAGAGTATGAAGTTCTGAGAAAGTTAGGTCTAACATGAGCCAAGGTATTAAAGCAGCATTAAGCTACTTAGAGAACATGATAGAAGGTATTACACCTAAAACAGATGTTCATCATGGTTTTGTAGCGATCAATACAGGCGATGGCTATACTCAAGAGCTAGATAATAGACCTAATAGCAATAGATATTTTGAGCTAGATCTAAGCACTTTTGCTAGCGATGATGGGCAAGCAGGTCTAAGTGGTCGCAAAAGAGTAACAGTTAACTGTAATGTAAGATATGATATACCTCAAGATCGGGGCTTTTTATATCGTATCATTAATGAAGATACCGCACTTTTAATTAATACGCTAAAAGGGCCTGAGTATGATACTGTAAATACTGGCATAGTATCGCTCATCCCTTTACCCCCATTAGTAGAGCCTATATTAGATGCTCAAGGCGATCCCGTTGCATATATATTAACTCTACAGTTTGATTTACTTTATCTCGAGGAGGCTTAAAAATGGCAGTAACTCATAGATCTCTCAGTATTGCATCTGAGAATGGCACTTTCGGCTCACTTGGTACAGATGGCATCCCATCCTACAGCGGGCTTGCTTGGATCTCTATCCCTTGCGAGCGTGATCCTATTGTTATCAGTGGCGAGCCTGTAGTATCTGAGCGTAATGATGCCAGAGATGGGCCTTACTTTGTACCCTCTGAGCCAGATACAGTTTGGAGCGGCTCTAATCGAGTTAGGCGTAGAACTGGCCAAATTGTATGCAGAGTAGACCTTACTACGATAGGCAATACCTCTGCTGATTATTCTACAAACTATCTAGGCTATCTCTTAGGAGCGGGCTTTTTAACTCAAGTGCCTTCTACAAATGCTAAAGCTGATACACCTACTGCTATCACTGATGAGAACCGTTTTACACCCTCAGCAGCATATAGCGAGGGCGATATTGGTACACTAATTAGCACCTTGCTAAATGGGCGATCTGAATACTCAGCAGTAACTAATCATAATGTTACAGGTGATGTTACAATTAGTCCCGCCTTTTCAAGCAATACCTATACAGCAGTAAGAGGCTTGCAAACTTGGTATACACCATCTCGCAATACATCAGGCACTTATACAGACTCAGTAGCGTTTAGAATTGATGGCGTTAACTTTAGATCTTATGCCTATGGCTGTATTTTAGAAAGTCTATCTATTACCCTCGATAA